GCGCTGCGGATACAATACAGCCAGGCAGACATTCCACCTCCGGTGCGCAGGGTAATCCAAAGACACAAAGACTGGAGACGGTAAAAGTGGCCAAAATCAAAGATAAAAACCGTATCCCGGAAATGAAAAAAAACATCCAAGAGCTCAGCAAGAAGACTGTCCGAGTGGGCGTTTTTGAGCCAGGCTCACTTGATTATGCGGTGGCGATGGTCCATGAATACGGCACAAATATTGCAGTAACGAACAGAATGCGCGGATGGTTCCTGGCTCAAGGCTATCCACTGCCAGGCGAGACGACACATATCACAATCCCGGAGAGAAGTTTTATCAGGTCAACATTCGATTCTGAAATTGATGAAATCAAAACCCAGGTTGCGCGCGCGGTTGGGTTCATGCTGGACGGTGATTGGGATGAGAACAGGACAGCCAGGACAGTTGGGGCTTATTTAGTGGGCCAGATTAGGGAACGGGTAGAAAGTCAATTTGTAATGCGCACAGGCGATTTGCGGAAAAGTATTAAATACAGGGTGGAATAGCCATGAAGCACAGGTTTATAAACATGATGTGCCGGCGCTTTGGTAAGGCCGACGTAAAAAAAATAGTCAAAGAGCCAGGCTATTATGATGAGATCGGCCATTGGGTGCCTGGCGAAGAGACTGAAGTAAAGGTCCACCCGGCAGCACTTTTGCCGTTAAACCCGGACGAGCTAACGCAGGACCAGGGCGGCACATTCACCACCAATGGCCGCAAGTTAATATGTTATGCCGATATATCAAAGGGCCAGGAAGTCATAGGAAACGGCGACAGATACACGAATTTTGGACGCAGGGATTATGATGATTACGCGCCGGAGCTTAATATCTATATTCTGCGCCGGGAGGATGAATCCGATGATTAAATACGGTGAACTGCGAAAGGCCGTAGTTAAGGGCCTGTATGACCATCTTAATAACGGGCAACAGGGTGAAGAATCAGAGAATGTAACGCATGTGATTATGGCCAACCAGTTCCACCCAAAACCCGGATATCCTTATGTAACATACACGTTCACTACTCCTATGACAGGCGCCTGGCCGAGGCCGGCAGCATACACAGTAGAAGAAAATCCAGAAGCAGAAACAGTGAAATACCATCGTGACAGTCTGCAGGAAATGACATTATCTTTGACCGCAATAAGCATGGACACTGATGAGGCGCATGAGATAGCTTTAGATGCAGCTGCCTGGTTCACCTGGCTGGGCTGGCTATACCTAAAGGGCCATGAGATTGTTGTGGTAAGAGTGGAAGCTCTTAGCAATAGAGATACCTTGATAGTGGACGATTATGAAAGGCGCGTTGGTTTTGATGTGCGGCTAAGAGTGCGGAGCAAGATAACGAAAGAAATTGAGCGGATTGAAAAGGCTGATATAAGCTATAAGGAGAGTGAAAACGCATGATTAAAGATGTGCATATTGTAATTACTCGCGAAACCATGCCTCTTACGCAGGCAGGTTTCGGAATGCCTCTCATTGTAGGGGTTGGAGAGAACACCGTGGAATACACTGAATGCACCAGCCCTGCGGAGGTTGAAGAAGCAGGATACGGCACAGATTCAACAGTTTACGATATGGCAAGCGCGATGTTTGCGCAGTCGCCTTCACCGCCTATTGTAGCCGTTGCTAACGTTGAAAAAGACGATGTAAACGCAACCGCAACAATTACAGCAGAAGATGGCTCGGAAATCTACATTGAGGCCACAGGTTCAGACATTGATGGAGCAGATGGCAATGATGTAACGGTGGAAGTGGTAAATGACCCGGAAGAGGATTTCAGCGTAAGTTATGATAGCACTGACAAAGACCTGACAATTGAGTTGGGCGGGGAAGAAAAATCCGCTTCCGAGATTGCCGGGGATATTGACGGGTTAGATGATTTCAAGGCAATCTTAATGACTGACGGCTACTTCACCGAAGACGATATACAAGAGGTTGATTTCAGCGGCGGCAAGGATGGCTCCGTTGTGAGCGGACTGAACAACCTAATCGAAAAGCACAATGATTGGTATTTCCTCTTGTCAGATAGCCAGGACGAACAGGAAATGAAAGACCTGGCAGTGTTTGCTGCTGCTAATAAGAAACTATACTTTGCTCAGCCTGACAAAGATGTTGACGACACCATTTCATTGGCAGACGATATGGCAAGTGTGCGCGCAGTGATTGAATACCACGATGATGAGAATGAAACCCTGGCAGCTGCAAAAGTTGGTAAATGTGCTCCCGAAGATCCCGGAAGCATCACCTGGAAGTTTAAGAACTTGAACGGGGTATCAAAGGCAGACGTAGGAGTAACCGATGTCAACAAGCTGCATGCCGGTAATTGTAACACTTACATTCGCAAGTTGGGTGTTGACCAGACAAGCGAAGGGTTGACAACTGGCGGGGAGTATATCGACATTATAAGAGGCCAGGACTGGGTAGAAGCCCGCATGTCCGAAGCAGTTCACCGCCTCTTATTCACCTCTCCGAAAGTGCCTTATGATAACCGGGGAATTGCCATGGTGGTATCAGAAGTTCAGTCTGTCTTACAACAGGCAACGGACCGGGAGATTGTGGCAAGGGACGATGACGGAAACGGAATGTGGGAAGTCACAGCACCGAACCGGGAAGACATCCCCACGAACTATATCGCCAACCGCATATTGCCCGACGTGGAGTTTGAGTTTATTGCAGCCGGTGCAATCCATGAAGTAAAAATTAGAGGCGTAATAAGCCTGTAAGGAGAGTGAAGATAAGTGGCTATCAAAAATTATGATCCGCAAGACTATATGATAACCTTCGCAGGCCAGACCATCACAGGTTTGGCCGATGGGACGCCTATCACAGCCTCTAAAGACGAGGCAAAGTGGGAGACCCACGTTGGCGCTCAGGGTGAAGTCGCAAGGTCACGCAATCGCCACCCGGTGGGAAGAATCACAGTGACGGTCCAAAGGACCAGTCCTGACCTGGACTTCCTTCTGAAGAAAATGAACTCGAATGATATTGACGCTTGCTATTTAGTGGACAGGAATGACAAGAACGTAACGGCAGGCGGTTCAGAAGCTTGGATTGCAGAATTCCCGGACTTTGAAGTTACAGCTGGCGATGATATGCCAGAGGTGGAATTTGAAATCTTAATTTCAGACTTTGAGATGAGGGGATAAAGCATGGCAGAGAAAAAGCAGACCATTGAAGGCGTGGAGTATACTTTCAGAAAACTGCCTCCGCGTGAATGGGCGAGGCTGCGTGACAGAACGAAAAACCGCTTTGGTAACATCATTGAAGAAACATTTATGAGCGAGATTTTAGAACACATCGTTGTTGACCCAAAAGTATCTCTTGACGACTTCACGGAATGGGAGACAGCGCAAGCAGTCTGCGACGCGGCAGTAAAATTTTGCCTCGGAAGGTCAGCGCAAGAGTAAAAGTTGGTATAAGCAAAAAGCTCGTGATAATTGGTGGTTATGGCGGTTGGTTTTATCCGACTCAAGCATAACTTACACCGAGGCGTGCCAAATGCATGAAGATGAAATTATGGAAGCAAACGCAGCATTGGATATAAAAGCGGAAGAAATGAAGAAGAATAAGCCGAAGAAGAGAGGGGGCCGGAAGTAGATGTCAATACGTTCATTAGAAGCGCAAATCAAGTTTAAAGATCATGCCACACAAGCGCTTGAGGGCGTGGACAGCCAGATGGATGGCATTAAAGACAATGTTGAAGGTGTTCAGTCTGGTTTCTCGGACCTCTCTCAAGAAACAGGTGAATTTGCGTATTCAGCAAGAAGCGATATGCAGGACGTGGGAAGCAGTGTGGATGAATTAGGCCACAAGACAGGCGGTTTCCGGACCAGAATGAGCGGTGTTGCTGATGCTGTAGGCAGGAACTGGAACCGGATTGCTGCTGGTGCTGCAGCTGCCGGCGCAGCCATTGAAGCTGTTATACGGAGCCAGCAGGATCTGGAATTGGCCACCGAGCAGACAGCGATAGCGATGAGTGAAAGCAGTGAATCTGTAAGAGAGATGGTTGGCAGCATGACTGACCATACTTTCAGCACAGAGGATGCGCTATCTGGTGCGCAGCGCTTAATCCAGAGCGGTTATGACCAAGAAGAACAGATGAAGGTTTTGCTCCCTCTCTTCGATGAATTGTCTGATGCGACAGGCATTGATATGGTCCAAGGCATTGATATGGTTGACAGAGCCTTCTCTGCTATGGGCAAGGACCTCATGGATGTAGAAGACCACATGGACACGTTCACCTGGTTGCAAACGCAAACAACAGTAGGAATGCAGGAGTTTGGTCAGTTAATGCGCCGGGAAGCACCTGCATTAAGGGATATGGGCCTGGGCGTTGAAGATGCCGCAATAGCAATGGCAGCGCTTGAAGCTGAAGGAATCCGAGGGCCAAGAGCTGTTATGGGGTTCCAGGATGCTATAGGTGATGCCGAAGGCGATTTAAATAAATTTTGGGAAAGCCTTGCAGTGTCAGCTGATACCCTGGAAGAACAGCAAAGCAGGCTTGCCGGTGCGAAAGGGTTGACTTCAGAACTTTCCGATGCCTATGCAGATAATTTCACCTGGCTGCAAAAACAGCAAGCAGAACTTGAGCAGTTAAATTATCGTTATGGTGATATAATCGGAACCATAGATTGGCTTTCACCTGCTTTAATGGGCCTGGGGACCGCAATGGGTATTGCTGCCGCGGCAAAGTTCCTGGGAATAGGGGCTGCAGCCACGTTAGGCGTTACCATTGCCGGAGTGACGGCTCCGCTTTGGCTTGTCGTCGCTGCTGTTGGTGCAGTTGCCGGTGGTATATACATGCTTTGGACTCGCGTGGACTGGTTCCGGGATGCGATTACATCTTT